CTATATCATACTCTCTAGTAGACTTCCACTTACCAGCTCTCATTTCGACAGTCATTTCTGTGCCATCACTGCATCGCCAGACCCTGACAAGTCCATTTATGTCTACCTGTCCTATGTATGAGCCTTCTTGCTCATCACGAAAATAGTGAAACCATGCTCCAGTTTTATTAGTGGCATGGGTTGGATCACTATATACATTGGGAAGTGCGTTAGTTCCAATTCTCCTAGCACCCGGTCTTTTAAATAGTCCTTTTGTAACGTCTGGTATAGCGTTTACTATGTCTGTTACTTGACCGGGAAACTTTAGGTTGTCAGGCTGTTCTGACATACCTAATGAGAACTGAGGAATAGTTTGTGTTACGCTTGCCATTATCGTCTAAGGTTTCTCCAAGGTTGGTAAGTTTGATATGCAGTGCCCTCTGGAAATCCCATCATGCTATGATCTCCTTGGTTGCACTCGTATTCTTGTAAAGCTGCTCGAGCTAGACTAGCCTGATTAGTAAGTAGTCTGACAAGATTTGGGTTTGCAACGAGCTGTGTAGCTGCTGCGGTCATTGCTCTGTATGTAATAAATCGTCTAAAAATAATAGGTAGATCTTCAAACGCATATAATCTGACAACATCTAGATCTACGTCACCATCAAACTCATCTGTATGATCTATCTTGTCATACAAGAATCCATTACGACGTATTAGGTCGTGGTGTCTACGAGCTTGGTTATCATGTAAGTCCATAGAAAGTATATCATCACCTATAGCAATCTTCTTGTTTGCATCAGGTGTAAACTTTACATGATATTCTGTGTTAAAATGCCACCCCTCTGCCTGCGTGTCTACGTTGGCATCACGGAGTAGATTAAATATAAGTGATACTTCTGGGTTATCAAAAGAGCTAGTTGTTGTTTGTACACCATTAGCATCAGTAGTTACAGTGGTACTAACGTTACCTAAAGCTGTGATTGGTGCTTGTCCGATAGCTCCCAGTATAGAGTTCACTGCGGATAGTTCGGTATCGGTGTCAATAGTTGTGGTAGCCATAAGAAAAAAAGGGAGCCGAAGCCCCCGTATAAAAATAAAAATTAAGCGTTAGCTGGGTATTGAGTACCAAACGCAGCTGGT